ATTCACCAAATGAAAGCTCACTTTTCTTCGTTTCAGACACTCTTCTGACTAATTCAAAAACATCAAACGAACAGGAGCATGACGTATAGCAACGGAACATTCCGCCTTTTTCATCAGGATAATAATAAAGCTTTAAGCTGCCAGATGAATTATTGTGACATATGGTATTTGTGATGATGTGACCCTTACTGATACCACTATCATCAATATCTGTAGCCCCTAAGCTATAAAGCAGAGTTTTAACATCTTCCAATGACAAACTCTCTTTGAGGTGGTTTTTATCATATTTAATTATGACTGCTCACCCCTTAAAAATCGAACGATGTTGGCAATGCGTCTGATACTGTTTCCTCAATTGGATTACTCATCAATAGCTTCTTAGGATGAATTTTATCAATCAGCTTTCCGTCATATCCAACCACAAACATATCCGTAAATCTCAATGTTCCTTTATTGAAATGCCCAAATACAGAAACTTGCTTGAAGCGTCCTCCACGATTCTTGTACACATTTAAGCTGATATTTGGTTCTAATCCGAATAAGCTCACAGCACCTGAAGCGTAAATCGCGTCTAATACTTTTTGGTCTTTCTCACGAATTTCTAGAATGATGTATCCACCGTCAATCTTATCAGCTAATGCTTTTGATCCACGTATCCAACTCTGGTCACGATTATTATTTATGTTTTGGTTATCATTCAATTGTGTAGATGATTCAATATGAATATTGTACTTGTTGCATATGTTCTTTAATGCGATTCCCATTAGCAACAATACTTGGTCTTCACGTAGATTCTTAACGCCTTTTTCACTTAACGTAGTCAACAACTTCAATGAGCTATGAATATAATCAAATTCACAAAAACCAATATCATGCTTATTTACATATTTGACAATAGTTGATTCAATGTCATCTATATCAAAGTCGCTCAACTCTTCAAACCACAATGTAGAGTTCTTAAGTATTTTCATTGCTTTATCTAATCTTGCCTGTTGCTCAGGAGTAACCAATGCGTCATGAATTAAATCTTCTTCTACATCAGCAATATAACAAAGGAACGGAATTTTAATTTCTTCTTCATCCAGCTCACTAGAAATCATGAGTCCTTTTCCGTTTGCACCTGTTTTAATCCACTTTCCTTGCTTACTGTCCCAAATTTCAGGAATACATTTGACAGCAATATTAGCCATTCCCATTCGACTTTTTCCTGATCCTGTATTACCATGCTTTAATATTAGCTTTTTTGCTCTTGAGCCACGAAAAATACTATTAAGTAGGTTGCTTACCATTGGTGCTCCGTAACTAGGGACTCCTCGTTTCTCTTCCATAATTTCTTCGATGTTGTCCGACATGTGACCACCATTTAATGATTGGTCTCGTAAGAAATTGTCTCTAATTTCAATAATCTTCAGCTCGATATGCTTAACCATGTCACCCAATGTCATATTATTAAAGCGATTATTCTGTTCTTGTTCATCTTTTAAGTCCACAACTTTCTCATCGTAGATATCTGTTACATCAATTCCTACTTTTTTACACTCACGCAAGAATGAAAACTTCTTAATTCTCGTATAATGCATCTCGTAGTTGTCTGATTCCCCAATTTCCGATGCCTTCATTAAGTAATCTAAGCCATTGTTATCATTGAAAGTTTTATATTGTGCAGAATAAGCACTTAGATATCCGTCAATTTCAACGTAGTTAATCGTTTCAGCCTTCTGTTCAAGCAAATTTCTAATAGCACCAAATACAATTCTATGAAACGACTCAGGAAAGTCTTCAATATCTAACGTAAACTCTTTCTGATTCAATCGCTCTGGCTTATCCATTAACCCTGCAAAAACATGTAAGATAGCTTTCTTGTCTTGAAGCTTGCTCATATAATCCCCTCGATGTCTATAAAATTAGCACGTTTCTTCTTAGTTGGTTTCATGTATACAATTTCAGCTTCAGTAACGATATTTACATTCTCTGCTGAATCTTGTATTTGCTGCATCTTAATGAAATAATCTCTCGCTTCGTCATAGATGTACGGTACAATCCCAATCCCTCTAGTCTTATACTTTTGATTCATTTCATCGCTTTGAGTTGGGTTTCCCTGTATGGAATGAAAGTAATAAAGACTCATTTGTATTCCTTTTAACGTGTAGCCATACTGAGTTTCATACTCTTTAATCTGTTTCGTAATAAATCCATTTGCCATTGGCACTTTATATAAATCACATATATACTCTAGGAGTTCTGATCTGTGTTGTTTTCGTATTTCAAATTGCTGGTGACACTTAATGTGATAGGTGCTTGATGAGTGTTTAACCCATTCTTGATTTTCTTTGTCAACTTGTAACTGGCATTCAGGACATTTTGGAAGTCTAGCCATTCTGATTGACTCCCTTCTATAGTTTTAGATAAAATTTTGAAAAATCTTGGATGTAATAAACGCTTCCATCTTGCAGAATAAGTGTTAATGTCTCAGTTTTAAATTTATCCTCAACCATAACTTCAACGAGAATATTTGCCTTATCTGTAAATTTCTTGCAGAATACTTCAAGCAATCTTTCTGCATTTGTGTTTCTTGTTGCGTCAATTACGCACATAATCATCTTGTCTTTAATTACAACTAAGTGCTCTCCATCTTCAACAATTTGAAAGAAGAAATTAACTTCTCCAAGAAATCGTTTTACTAAATGTTTAGTTACAATTTTATTAGCTTCATTAATACTTGTTGTTTCTGCATCCATGACTTCTCTCCTTTTTAGAAAAGATTGCGTAGCAGAGGAGTTGCTACGCAATTAAATTTTTCTAATATTAATTATAGTTTATTAATTTAACCCTTTTTCAGAAACTAAATCACGAACATCTAGTAATAATAGATAAACTAAGTCCAAGTCAGCAGGTTGAGCATCTGCAACCTTCTTCTCACCCAAATGTTTTTTAACTAACTTAAGCAACTCTTCTAAATGACCTGCATTTGCCACTTTGCCACCTAACTCATTTACTTCAGCCAACACCTCTTCAAAGTTTTGCTTCTCTGATTCGAATAGCTGAACTTGTTCTTCTCGTGATATTGATTTAACTCCATCAGCCTCTTCTTGTCGCTTAATGGCTTCATTTACAGCTTTCTCAAGATTCTCTGCTGAGAATTCAGGGATAAATGGATCAATGTGAGTATAACGAGAGCGAGCAAAGAACTCTGGAGTCTCTGCAAGGTATGCCGAAGATGGAATAACTTTACCATTTTCATCCACTCCATTTGATTTCAAGTAAGCAACAATATCTGCATTGTCACGAATAAATTGCATTGTTCGCTTATCACCTTTTGGTACGATTTGATTAGTATTTTTATCAATCTCAGTGTGCCCTACAAAGTAAACCAAGAATCCAGCTTTCATTAATTTATCAATCTGCTGAAACCATTCTGTTTCCAATTCAGACCATAATCCAAATCCATTGTTTCCTTCTCGAATACTGTCTGCTCCATGTAGCTTACATACATAGTCAATTAGGTATCGCGCTGCTGTATAAACCTCATCGAAAACGATAGATTTATATTTCTTTTTTACTTCATCAATAGTTTTTGGGTCAGTTAATGCCTTATTAATTTCTCGAAAATCCTTCCAACTGTTTACAGGGAAGAATTCAACTCCATTTAAGGTACGAATTCCGTTTTCAAATGGGAGGAAAAGTACGTCTTTTAGCTTTGATCCTTGATAACTTTTCCCTGTGGAGTTACTGCCATATACCAAAATTTGCTGACCTTCCATTGTATTGCTTAGTTTTGAAACCTTTGGTTGTAATATGTTAATTGCCATTTATAAATCATTCTCCATTCTCATTTTAAGTTTGGAGGAGTTTTATCTCCTCTATTTATCTTTTTGTGATTATAGTTTATTATTTTAAAGCTCTTTAAAACTTAAAACAGATTGCTAACGTTTACTGGAATATCAGGCTTTTTAACTGGTGGTGTGGCTCCTCCGCCAAATGCATTCATTCCTGCATTAGAAGGTTGTGCTTGTTGCTGTCCACGATTCTTCTGATTCTCTAGGTATACTTCACGTTTAACCAATCGTTCATTTACCAATGTTGAATCGAATGCTTTTGTGCTTTCTTCTTCATAAGGCTGAGCTGCGTTTGAAATTAATGATTCAGTTGTATACGATACCGATTTTTCTTCAATTGGATCACCGAAAGCTGCTTCAATATACTTAACTGTTTCTATGCGCTTATTAACAATATGACCAAACACTTTAATTGTTTGTCCTTTTTGGATGTCGTTCGTAAAGAAGTCTGATCCTTCTGCAATCACAGTAAAGTTGTATGGTACAATTGCATTGAATGTTGGAATGTATGACTCTACTAGAGCACGTCCTGTTTCTTCGCCTTCTCGATCCATTTCAGGCTTAGTTTTACTTACAAATATTTCAGCCTCAAATGTAGCACGAGGAGTTGGGTCATCTTTATCAGTTAAGCGATTAACGAATTTACCTTCAATTTGTTGGTATTGTTTTAGT